AACAGCAACGCCGACGTGGCCTACGACACGGCGGCCGACTTCCAGGTGCGCATGGGTTGGGGCTACTGGCGGGTCGTGTCGCGCTACGTGCGCGAGGACAGCTTCGACCAGGAGCTGTACATCGATCGCGTGCGCAACCCGTTCACGGTCTACTTTGATCCGTCGAGCACGGCGCCGGATGGGTCGGACGCCGAGTGGTGCGTCATCAGCGACCGGATGACGAAGAAGAAATTCCGGCGCAAGTATCCGAAGGCGCAGTTCGTCGATTTCAGCAATCTCGGCAGCGGCGACGAGCTCATGGACTGGGCGACCGACGACGAGATTCGCGTTGCCGAGTACTTCAAGGTCGAGAAGACGCCCGATACGCTGTGCCTGCTGTCGACGGGCAAGACGGCCTACAAGTCGCAGCTGAAGCAAGACGAGATCGACCGCCTTGGCATCACGATCGTGCAGGAACGCGAGTCGGTGCGCCGCCGAGTCATGTGGTACAAGATGACCGCCAAGGAGATCCTCGCGGAGCGCGAGTGGCCGGGTCGCTGGATTCCGGTCATTCCGGTGTACGGCGCCGAGTACGAGCTCGAAGGGAAGGTGATCCGCTACGGCATGGTGCGCGGCATGCAGGATCCGCAGCGCATGTACAACTTCTGGCGCACTGCGGAAACGGAGGTCGTCGCGCTCGCGCCGAAGGCACCCTGGCTCGTCGCCGAAGGGCAGATCGAGGGCAAGGAAGAGGTTTGGAACGCGGCCAACAACAAGAGCTTCGCGTACCTCGAATACAAGCCTCTTGTGCAGGACAGCGTGCCCGTTCCGCCTCCCGAGCGGCTACAGCCGCAGGGCATGCCCCAGGCGCAGGTGAACGCGGCGATCGGTGCGAGCGAAGACATGAAGGCCGTTGCCGGCATGTTCGACCCTGCGCTTGGGGCTCCCGGACAGGAAACGAGCGGCGTCATGGTGCAGCGCCGACAGGCGCAGTCCGATCGATCGAATTTCCACTTCTACGACAACCTGTGCCGCTCGATTCGGCATACCGGCAAGATCATCCTCGACCTGATCCCGCACTACTACGACACGCGGCGCGTCATTCGCATAATCGGCGAAGACGGCGTGCCGGATAGCGTGACGATCAACCAGAAGCAGATGAACGAGCAGGGCATCGTAACCGCGACGCTCAACGACGTGACGGTGGGCGAATACGACGTCGTCATCGATACCGGTCCGGGCTATCAGACGAAGCGCGAAGAGGCCGCGGACAACATGCTTGGCCTACTCGGCACGCCGCTCGGCGAGAAGGTGGCGGCCACGGCCGACGACATCATCATGCGTCAGTTCGACTGGCCGGGCGCCGATCAGATCGCGGAGCGCCTTGCCGCGGCGAACCCGATTGCGATGGCCGAGAAGCAAATGCCGGAGAACATTCCGGACGACGTGAAGGCGATGATCGCGCAACTGCAAGGGAAAAATCAGCAGATCACGCAAGCATTGCAGCAGGCCGAGCTCGACAAGAAGTACCGCATGAGCGTTGAGCAGATGAAGCAGTCTGGCGAAATGCAGCGCGCGCAGATGCAGGACGAAACGAAGCGGCACGATGTCGCCAGCCGCGACACGACTGCGCGCGACATCGAAGAGATCAAAGGACACATCGCGCTGCTGCTGGCGCACGTGGACGCCCGCAAGGAAACCGCCGCGATCGAGGCAGCAGCCAAGAACGACGCGACGCACTGACAGTTTTAAGTTTCACTCTCGCCCCACCCGGTTACCCCGCCGCGTGGGGCGTTTTCATTGGGGTTCGTGGAGTTATCCATGTCCGAAACACGTTCCGTTGTCACTTCCGAGCCGCTGATGCAGCACCTCACCGGCCAAGCCACCGCGGCACCCGAAGCGAAGACGCCTGAAAAGACGGGCGAATCGCAACCAACGGGCGCTGAAACGACCGGCAAGGAAGGCGAGCAGCAGCCGAAGAAGAAGCCGTTGGTGGAGGAATTGGTCCGTACGCGTCACGAGCGCAACGCCGCACGCGGGGAAGCCGAAGAAGCAGCCGCTAGAGCGGCGCGACTCGAGGCGGAACTGGCGGATCTGCGCGCGCGAATGGAGGCGAATCAGGCTATGCCGGCGCCGAAGGACCCCGATCCGAAGCCGCAGCGCAGTCAGTTCGTGTCCGATGAGGACTATCAGGAAGCGCTCACCGACTGGAAGGTCGATCAGAAGCTGGCGGAACGACAACAAGCCGAGCATCAAGCCCGCGTCGAGGCAACCCAGCAGCAGCTCGCCGATAACTGGGCGCAGCGCCTGGAAATGGCTAAGAGCGAACTCGCCGATTTCGATGAGGTAGTAGGCAAGTCGGAGATCGACCTGCCGAATCACCTGTACGTCGCGATTGTCGAGAGCGATATGGGCCCGCAGTTGGCCTATTACCTGGCCCAAAACCCGAGCGAGGCTCGTTTGCTGAAAGGCATGTCGCAAACAGCCGCGTTGCGCATGCTCGGCAAGCTCGAGGATCAACTGGAAAAGGCCAGCGAAAAGCCCAAGGAACAACCGGCAGCCGGCGCTGAGAAGAAGCCGGAACCCGCAGTCGAAAAATCGAAGGCGCCGCCGCCTATCGAGCCCCTGACCGGAGCGTCAGGACCTGTCGAAAAGCCTACCGAGCAGATGACGTACCAAGAGTACAAGGCTCATCGACAGGCGCAGATCAAGGCTCGAAACGGCCGGTAGTGCTCTACAAGCCAATGAAACCCGCTTCGGCGGGTTTTTGCATTTCTGGAGCCTGAAATGAGCAACACGATGCTTACCATCAGCGACATCACGAATGAGTCGCTGATGGTCCTGGAAAACGAGTGCGTCTTCTCCGACAAGGTGACGCGCGAGTACGACGACAAGTTCGCCATCTCCGGCGCGAAGATCGGCTATACGGTCAACGTGCGGCGTCCGGCCCGCTTCAAGGGCACGGTCGGCCCCGCGTTGAACGTCGAGGACTTCGTCGAATCGAGCGTGCCCGTCACGCTGACGACGCAATTCCACGTCGATACGCAGTTCTCGACGGCCGATCTCTTGCTGTCGATGGACGATTTCAGTCGGCGCCTCATCAAACCGGCGGTCGCCACGATCGCGAATAAGGTGGATTTCGATGGCTTGCAGTTCGCGTATCAGAACACGGCGAATGCGGTGGGCACGCCCGGCACGAAACCGACGGCCGCGCTCACGGCGCTGACCGCGAAGGCCATCATGGATTCGGAAGCCACGCCGGACGACGGAGAGCGCTGCATCATCCTCGATCCGTTTTCCATGGTGAGCATGGCCGACGCGCTTAAGGGACTCTTCAACCCGCAGGCAGCGATCGGCGAGCAGTACAAGAAGGGCATGCTCGGGAAGGCCACGCTCGGTTTCGACTGGTACCAGGATCAGAACGTCAACAGCTACAACGTGGGCGCGCAGGGCGGCACGCCGGTGTTCTCGACGTCTGGCACCTCGTCAGCCCTGATTACGACCGGCTGGCAGGACAACGGCACGCTGTACACGACCGGCTGGACGGCGTCGACGAACGTGCTGAACGTGGGCGACGTCATCACGATTGCCGGCGTGTACGCGGTGAACCCGCAAAACCGCGCGCAGTGGGGCTCGAACCAGCTTCGTCAATTCGTCGTTCGCCCCGCCGTCGGCACGCCGTCGAACGGCACGTTCACGCCGATTACCAACAGCTTCGGCCAGGTGGTGGACGGCAAGTACACGTCGGACGGCTCCGGCATCCTGCAACTGACGATCGCTCCGGCCATCATCAGCGGCGGCCAGTTCCAAAACGTTTCCGCGGCGCCGGCCAACAACGCCAGCATCACGGTGTTCGGCGCGGGCGGCACGTACAGCCCTCAGTCGATGGCGCTGCACCGAAACGCGTTCACGCTGGCAATGGCCGACTTGGAATTGCCCGACGGCGTCCACTTCGCAGGCCGCGCGGCCGACAAGAAGACCGGCATGTCGATCCGCATCGTGCGCCAGTACACGATCAACAACGACGCG